GAATCAATTACTTTTTCATCTTGAATTTTGTCTTTATTATTGTCGCGATAAACCGAAACGTTTCCCAATCTTTGACAAAGCGCTTGATATTTTCCGTTATGCATGCTTACAGCATAAACGCCGCGATATTGTCCGGGAACTAATCTGGCAACCCCTCGCGAACTTCTTAAAATTTCCGTCGGTTTTTTACCTGGATCGGTTGTGATTGTCCATTCATGAAATTGCCAAATGCCGTTAACTTTATAAGACAAGGTCAAAACATCGTCGAATTCGTTTGTCACCTTTTTTCCGCTTTTTAAATTGCGAACACCAACAATGTTGACGTCGTAATCTTTGGCACTGTTGAACCAAACGAATCCTTTGCTTTTTACCGCCTTTTCAATTTGTTCCCTTGTGTAACTCATAATCAAATTTTTGAATAAATCATTGCTTTTATCTTTTCCTTTTGCAGAAAATTCAAATAATCAAAAAATTTCTTTATCATTTTATTTCGTTTAAATCTTGTTTAATTTCTTTTGCTCTTAAAAATAGATTGCGAAGAGAATCCCAAATTGAAATTTTGCGGATTGAAATGTAATTTTCATTAATGGACATCACTTCGATGCTTACCAATGTCAAGGCCAAAATTTTCGTCAACATTAATGGAACGGAAAAGAACGTCATGATAATATCATTTAAGATCCAATAGTCAATCAAGTAAAATCCAATGATCGCCAGTTCATATAAAAACAATTTCGAAATAATGGCGGAAAGTTTTCGCGATGTGATTGGAATGTTTAATTTTTTAGACTTCCAAATTCCGGTCAAGGTGTCAACAAAGATGGCGAATCCAATCAAAAATAAAATTCCGGATATTGGTAAAAAAAACGCGCCGATAATTCCAAGTAATTTTGGCAATGCCAGGCGAATATTTGCAAGTAAAAGTATTAATTGTAATTTCATTTATTTGCAAATTGATCAACAAGTTGATGTGTTAAAAATAATCCAAGCGCAACCCCGCCAAATTTTAAAAACAAAGAATCTTCGAACGCCATTGCAACCGCAGTCAAATAAGCAAAGGAAAAAAACAAAAAAGCTAACGATCGAAGATGCTTGTTCATAATGTATTATGATTAATTGTTCTCAAAATCGTAATTGTCGAAAGGTATTTGACACCAATTTTCTTCGTCGTAAATGTTGACGGCCATGTTCATCGTCCATCCGGCCGTAACATCGTGCGATCGGTTGATAAATGGCGTTGTCGCAATTGTTCCTTCAACGTCAAGGAAATCTTCAAATCGCCATTGCTTGAATGTCGTGTGAATGTCTTTGCAAATGGACAAGCAATCGGAATGAATTTCATCAATCTGGCGATATTCTTGAACGTTGTATTTGTCCGCGATTGAAATAATGCAATTGACTCCGACAAAATTGTCGCCGATTGTTCCAGGTTGCAAAGTGATAATCATTATCGGATATTGGACGGCGTCGCGTGAAACCGCGTCAAGATAATCGCCAAAAAAGAAATCATTAATTTGACGGTGTTGCGTCGCAATGATTTCGAATTCTCGTTTTAGTTGATTCAGCGTTCTTTCCATGTTGTTTTAAAAATTTTTTTAGTTGTTCAATTTGTTTTTTAGACGCTTTGAATTTCATATAATAAAATTAATTGGTGTATAGCCTGAACGATCTTTTCGCATGTCTTCGGAACAATGTCCGGGACTTGAATTCGTTTCAATATATTCCGGGTATTTTACGCCATTATCGGCGATTAGATGAACGATTAATCTTTCTTTGTAGAAATACGCGTCTTTTCGTAATTGGTCGCGCAAAGCGCTTGTTTCGCTGTCGGTGTTCGGTTGAATGTTTTCATCTTGAACACGTCCGACCGATTTGTTCGTCAATTTTTCATTCAATAGTAACGCGCAACGATAGTCCACGAACGCAACCAAACAAGGAACGACAAAGTCATTCATTAAATCAAGGTAGTTTTGCGTCCAAGTATTATTTTGAACGCGCAAAAGTAAGGCCTTGAACAAAGGTGTCGACAATGCCGGTTGCAATTGGATGTCTTGACTTCGTTTAATTGCCACCGCCAGAATTTTCGTGTCGGTGTTCGAATGGATCAATCCAAGTTTTTTGAGATTGTCAACGGATAAAAGATAATTCATAATTTTATTTTTGTTTGATGACTAATTGTTGCAACCATTCATGACGACACCAGGGCGTTGTTCTTTTTGTTTTCGGATTCGTATACCAACCGCCACGATAATTCCAAACATTGCGATTAACACGATTTGAAATTGAATCAATATCTTGTCTTGAATAAGAACGTTTTAATTCAAGCAATTTCAAACAAAATTCGCGCGATGTTGTTTCAACCGGCGGAATGCCTGGTATTGGTCGATAAGAATAACGAACCTCAAAATCCGATATTTCGATTTGAATATCTTCAATCAATGAATCACCAAGATTAGTTGTGTTTCCTTGTTGGTAAAGTTCCCAAGTTGTTAATTGATTAATTGATTTTGCAACCGTTTCAATATCGCTTTTCAATGCCTTCGCAATTGAAGTTGAATCTTCGCCATCTTTTAAAAGTTTTAAAACATTCTTGTCAAAATCTTTGATTTGAATTTTGATTTCGCCAATTGTTTCAAACATCATTTCTTGTCTTGAAAAAACTTCTTCAGACGGCGTGTCCCAAGCAATTGGATGCGATGAAATAACTTTATAATTATCTTGACTTTCGCCGAATTCCGAAAAGATTTTGATTTCGTCGTCGGTAAATGAATTATGCTTGCATTTTGAAAAGGCCATTGCCGGCAATCCGACAATTTTTCGCGCTTGCGTTTCATCAATTGACGGGAACGATGCCAAAATTATGTTTAATGCTGAATCCGGTGTCAATATTCCGGCTTTAATTTGCGCGGCAACATCAATCAAGCTTGCAATTTGAGCGCCATTCAAGGCGGATTTTGCAACATCAACCGCAACATCAACCGGCGCAACCGTTACATCCGTCGGATTAAGCGAAACAACTGGTTCAATTGTCGTTCCATTGTCTAAAGTTAACGGCAATACATCAACCAATTTCACAGTTCCAATATAACCGCCAAGTTCCGCCATGTAGTTAAGCATCCATTCAATTCGTTTTTGACGCGTTGAAACATAAGTTGTTTTAAATATTTCGAATAAATCACCGGATTCCGCCGCGTTGAAAGATCCTTGTTGCATAACGCCGAACAATGTCGGTGCGGTTACGGAATGCGCGACAAGGATGTTTTGTTGAACGGATTGCATTGTGACTTCATAACGCTTGTCAAGGTCATTGCCGTTCAATTGTTGAACCGTCGGTGCTAAATCAGCGCCGTCGGAAAAAGTTATAATTATTTCGCCGGCATCTTCAACCGATTGCGTTCGTCCTTTTATTGATTCGGTTATTCGATTCAATTCTTCGGTTGATTCCGGGAATCCAGACGGCATATTAATCAACGTTCCGGACTTGAATCCGTTTTGCAGTTCGTACATGTGAAATTTAGCGATGTCAACATCCGTTTGAATGGCCGTCAATCCGCCGTTGTAAGTTGGTTTTGGGTAAATTCCCTTTTCTTTCCTTGATCGCTTTGACGGTTCTTTATAATAGATAATGAATGAACCGGTTTTATTGTTTTCGTCAAGCGCCGGAAACATTCGAAGATTGGTTTTTTCAGCCGATTGATTCAATGCCGCCCAATCGTCCGACAAATAATAAATCCTTTCGTCTTCGGTCATTCTTATGGCGTCAACATCCAAGTATTCCCATTTTGCAACCCTTGTTCCTTCGCGATTCCAAGTCCCTTTCACCGCAAAAGCGCCAAATAATTCGAAGTCGAATGCCAGTTGTTCCGCGATTTCGTTCATGTCGAAAGGCGAATACTGGTTGTCGATGAATGCTTGCATGTCACCGGTCACAACTTCAAGGCCACCACCGGCAATGTAAAAAGTTTTCGTCTTGACAATTCCTTGATGCCAAGCCGATCCGTTGAAAAGGTCAATTAAAAAATACGGATAATCGTTTTTCTTTCCCCATTTCACGAATCCAAGTGAACGGTCTTTTTCTTCGTCCGGTTTTACGAATTCTTTCCGAAAGGAAAGCGAAGTCATTTTAATTTTGTCGTTATTCATATATGTTGAAATAAATCGGTGAATCGTATTCATGTGACGGCGAATCTATTTCGATGACTTCGGCGCGTCCGGTTTCAACCAGTGACACGGCCAAGTCCGGATCAAGATTTCCCGGCGATTGTTGTTCGTAAAT